ATATTTAGAAAATAAAAAATTGGAAGATTCTGATTTGTGGAAAATGATGTTTCCGCAAATTAAATATCGCGCAGGTATTCAAGAAATCCCAAAACAAGTTACTAATGAGCCAACACCAGAAGATATTGCGGCAATGGCAAATGCCGGTGCGCCCGTAACCGTAAGACGGGCGGTTAAACCGGGAATAGATAAAGAAGCTATCGAAGCCGAAAAAGCGCGTATTGCGGCAATTATTAGGCGTTTCAGAGCAGAGGAAGAAGCGCGAGCACAACTGCAAGAAAATCAAGCCGAACAAGATGCATATAACACTCAGCTAGGATTGAAACGAATTGAGGAAGAAAAAGCATTTGCTCAAAAATCTTTGCAAGTTGCTTTTGATGAATTACAACAAATTAACCAATATCAAATTGAACAAGCCGAATTTGAAGCCGAGCAAGATAAAAAAAGATTGCTTGAATATGAAAAACAATTGCAAGCCTTGAATGAATTAACCAAAAAAGCAGCGTTGGAAGAAGCAAGACAAAAAGAAGAAATTCAAGCAGAACAAGATAGGTATAACGAGCAACAACAACAAAAAGCATTGGAAGATTTAAAACGTAGGCAAGAAATAACAACCAATGCGTTGCGGAAAGAAGCTGAAGAACGTGCCGAAGGCGAAAAACAAATAGCCGAGCAGCAAGGCGAATATGCCAAAGGCAATAAATTGGTAGTGGAAAGGCAAAAAGCAGAATTGGATCTTTTGACCCAGCAAAAACAAATGCTGGAATGGACTGCTCGCGCAAGGGAAATGAAAGCCGAAGAATTCCAATTTGTGCAAGAAGTTTTGGGCATTACATATAAATATAACGATGCCGTAAAACAAATTAGGGAAAATGAAAAATTAACGAATCAAGCGCGAGAGGAAGCATTGGCAAGACAAAAATATCTTGCTGAGGAAGAATATCAAATTGCTTTGCGGCGCATGAGAATTGCCCAAGAATTTCAAAATAAATCATTTGCAGAAGGTTTCACCGATGCAATGCGAATGAGCAGTCAAAACATGGTTACAAGTTTTGAGGCTGGGCAAAAAGCGTTTGAATCTATGATGGGTAATATGGAATCAGCCCTAAATAAATTTGTGGAAACAGGCAAATTGTCATTTAAAGATTTTGCGAAAAGTGTAATTGCTGATATTTTGGCAATTGCAATGAAGGCTCAATTGATGAGCATGTTTAAAGGATTGACCAGTTTATTCATGCCTACACCAGTGTCATTGGGGCCAAATCCGTTGGCAGAATCTGCCCCCGCATGGTTAAGCAATTTTGTGTCAATACCTGCCGCAAAAGCAGATGGTGGTTCTGTAACGGGCAATTCCCCTTATATGGTTGGGGAGCGCGGCCCAGAATTGTTTGTGCCTAATCGCAGCGGCACAATTGTGCCAACACATCAACTAGCAAGCATGATGGGTAGTGGGCAAACAATTAATTACAACGGGCCATTTATCCAGCAAATGAGCGCGATTGATACACAATCAGGAATTCAGTTTTTGACGCAAAATAAGCAAGCGGTCTGGGCGGCAAATCAAAGCGCACAGCGGTCTTTACCCGTGAGTAGATAACATGAGCCTACAAACGATTTTGTCAATCTGCGAATCTGTTGGTATTAATGACCAGCGATTTGTGGGTCAGACGTTGAGCCGCAATCAAAAGCTGACCACATCGGAAATTTTGACCGTGGTTCCGTTTCAGTTTGAACTGCGACCAATGAATTATTTGTTGTATTCGCAAAATCGCACCACGTTAAACAGCTTGCGGATTCCTGACAAATCGTTGCAGCAATATTTAAACTTTGGGCAAACTGGCTGGGTAAATTACATTAAATACCAAGGCCAGATGACAAGCGTTCAAATTGGGAATTGCTTGTGGCAAGTGGCAAGCGCAAATAAAGTTTTGGTCTTGGGAGCATTACCGGCTCTGGCATCAACTGATTATTTGTTCCGAGTGGGCGATTTTGTGCAGGTTGGTTTGTATTCCTACATTGTGACTGCTGACGTACAGCGCGGGGGTGGCAGCACTGTTAACGTGCCTGTGCATCGGAATCTTATTGCCACATTAACAAGCACGGTGCCTTGCGTGGCTGGCGAATACGGTACAACAGTAGCGATGGGCGGTACAACGTACACTGGCGTTACGTTCCCGGTGGTAATGCGAGCTTATCCAACTTACAACCTTGTGCCAATCACCAACGATTCATTTATCAGTTGGACGGGTTCATTTCAAGCCTTGGAGCAGGTGCTGTGAACGTCATCACGCCGGTTGAAGGAACTAGCAATATCCGTATTGCTGATTTTTTGCGGATCACTACAACCAGCGGCACTTATTTGATGACCACTGCGCCATCTGATTTGACCGTAGCAGCGGTGGATGCAAGCCCATTTCAATCTGTGGGCACGTTGTTGGCAATTGGGGAAGTGCAACGGGACATTAAATCTACAGCCAATGACACAACAATTACGCTGTCGGGCATTGATACGGCAATGCTTGGATTTGTGCTAGGTCAAAACGTCAAAGGCTCACCCATACAGCTTTGGCACGGGTTTTTTGATACCAATGGCGCATTGATTACAACAGGCGGCACGGGTGGTTTATATCAGTATTTCAACGGCATCATTACGTCATTCGCAATTAGTGAACAATGGATGGATGATTTGCGGATGTACGTTGGCACAATCAGCGTTTCGGCATCGTCAATCCAATTAATTTTGCAAAACAGAATTGCGGGAAGATACACAAATAACAGTTCATGGCAGTTCTATAACAGCGGCGATACGTCCATGAATCGGGTTCCGTTTATCGAAACGATCAATTATCAGTTTGGCAAAGATGCGCCCCCAAATTCGTAATGCATCACCATTCGATATTCCGCAGATTTTGGACAAGCTGCGGGATTACCGATCCCACATGCCTTACGGGTTTCTGGCTGATGCTGATGACGCTGAACACGTTAAAACGCTGCTGACGCAATTAATGGCAGGGCAAGGTGTAGTGATAGTGGCAGAGCAAGATAAACGCATTGTGGGCGTTTTAATCGCTGGGGTGATGCCTTCGATTTGGTCACCTAAGCATTTGATGCTTACCGAATTTGCCTATTGGGTTGACCCTGAAGCTAGAAACGGAACAACAGGCTATAGATTGTTGCGCGAATATTTAGATGAAGCGATTAAGATGCGGGAAGCGGGAAGAATAGCCAATTGCTTTATTAGCAAGATGGTAAATAGCCCCAATCTTAAATATGAAAAATTTGGTTTTCAAAAACTTGAAGAATTCTGGGTGATGTAATGCCGGGATCAATCATTGCGGCTTATCTTGTAAATGCCGGTGTTATTGCGGCAGGGTTTGCTGCAACTGCGGTAGCTTTTGCAGTCAATATGGTTGCATCGTCAATCATTAGCAAGGCATTTGCACCAAAAGGTTTTGGAAACAATGACGCTACATCAAATCCCGGTAGTCCCACACAAGTTCCCCCGGCAGGTAGCAATAAGGTTCCCGTTGTTTACGGTACTGCTTATGTAGGTGGCATCGTCACTGATTTGAGCATCACCAGTAACAATCAAAAATTGTTTTATTGCATGACCTTGAGCGAGGTAACAAATACTGAACCGGGACAAACACCTGACACAATCAGTTTTGGCAATATTTATTGGGGTGGTAAACGATGCATTTTTGATGGTGTCGATCAATATAAAGTTATTGGTTTGTTGGATGAATCAACCGGAGTTACTGATAACGCTGTTTCTGGCAAATTAAACATTTATTTGTTCCGTAACGGCTCATCTTCTGGGGTCAACACTGCTCAGACAGCAATTCAGATCATGAGCAATCCCAATTTGGTTTATCAGTGGGATGCAACTAAGTTGATGACCAATGTGGCATTTGCCATCATTGAAATGACTTATAGTCAAACGGCAAATCTAACTGCTTTGCAAGCAACACGATTCCAGCTTATCAACAACAGGACAAATCCCGGCGATTGCATTGCCGATTATTTGCAATCTGTACGTTATGGCGCGGCGCTGGCAACGTCACAAATTGATTACACAAGCCTCACCGCACTAAATAGCTACAGCGCAACCGCAGTGGCTTACACAACTTATTCTGGCGGCACGGCATATCAACCCAGATTTAAATTTGATGGTGTCCTAAATACCGATGCAACGGTCATGGACAACATTCAAGCAATGGCATCATGCGCGGATTGCTTGATCCGATATAACGAAATCACAGCCAAGTGGGGCGTAATTGTTCAATCGTCAACGTATAGCGTTGCGATGGATATAAATGATTCTCGCATGGTGTCGGCAATTCAAATCACGCCAATTGATTTGTCTGCCAGCTATAACATCATTGAGGTCAAATTTCCAGACGGAACAAACCAAGATTCTTTCAACACGGCGCTTTATAACCTTGCAGTCATTAACCCGTCTTTGCTTTATCCTAATGAGCCAATAAATAAGCAAACGGTTAATCTTAATTTGGTTAACAACAGCGTTAGGGCGCAAGTAATAGCAAATCGGTTGCTTGAAGCGGCGCGGGAAGATTTGCAAATTAAGGTCAATATTAATTTTTCAGGCTTGCAACTGGAGGCCGGGGATATTGTCACAGTTACAAATGCAAATTACGGCTGGGCAGCAAAGCTATTTAGGATTGCACAAGTTGTAGAACAATTTAGTTCAGACGGGCAAATAACCGCAAGTCTGACATTGATGGAATTTAACCCGGCGGTTTATGACGATGCAAACGTCACTCAATTCACCCCCGCACCAAATACCGGCATAGGTTCACCCTTGGGGTTTGGCACAATCACGCCACCAACAATTACCAATATTTTGCCTAGCGCGGCTGTGCCTTCATTTGGCGTAGCGGTAACAGCGTCATCTAACGGGATTGCCCAATACGCTGAAGTTTATTATTCGGCATTTGCAAACCCTACAGATGCACAGCGCATTTTTGCTGGCACAACCGCAGTCAATCCGGGAGGCAATCCGTACAACCCCGGTTCCAGCATGGGCGTGGTCACCCTGACAGAAATACCGCAAGGCGATTGGTATTTCTTTACCCGGATGGTCAATGCATTGGGCAGCAGCGCATTTAGCGCAGCATCAAGCGTTTTGGTATGGCGACCACTGACGTTCCAATATGTCAATCGCTACATTGCGGTGGCGTATGCGGATAACGCAACCGGGACAGTGAATTTCAGCACTGATCCAAGAAACAAGGCTTATTTTGGGTTGTACAACAACACTACTGCCAACCCTCCGGGCGGCGGGGCCAGTGCATACACATGGTATCAAGCAAGCAGCAATTTTGGCAGTTCAAATTTCTTGTTGTTTTCTAATAGGCAAAATCGTAAATTTAGTTTTGATATTGGCGGCGCTGCTCCGTCAAATCAAACCGGCACGTTTGTGCCAACCGACACATCTAAGTTTGACACCACTTTGTGGTCAGGTTTGCCAGATGGAAATAATTACATTGATTTGGATGCAAGAACAGGACAGCTTACTAGGGTGGGCACAACAGCCGTAAGTAGTGCTGATGGCTTGCTAAATATTACCAACAACACCAACGGTTCAATGGTTGTGTCGTTGGAAAAATTCCTTAATTTTGGTTCAGGAATTTACAGTAAAACATTTAATGCGGCTACGCTAACTATTGATGTTTTTGGTCGAGTGGTTGGTTTTACACAACCAGATTCTTTTTATTTTACTGAAACAATATTTACAGCAACCGCAGGGCAAACCAGTTTTTCCGTAACTCATGTGGTCGGAAACATTTTGGTTTATCGAAACGGCACTATTTGCAGTACCAGCGAATATACCGAAACCAGCACAACAGTAGTGTTAAACAATGCTTGCGCGGCAGGTGAAATAGTGATTGTGCTTAATATGCGAGCAGTTAGCACGGATGCATATTACGAGCCATTGGAAACCGCAGTTAATACGGTTGGTAGCAGCAGTGTTGTTTATACGGATGCGCCATATCAATTGATTGAAGCGGGTGATGTTATTACGTTTGCCAATACAGGCACACCAACACAATACACAGTTTCAACGGTTAACACGGCAACCAAAACAATTACGTTTACCACCACATTGGCAGGAGTTACGGCAGGATTGCCGTTGTATCGGTATCGCGCAGCCGGGAGCGCATACAGGCCATTTAGTCGGATTGAGGTAGACGTTACAGCAATATCAAATTACACGCCTACAGAAATAACAATCAAAAACGGGTTTGAATGTTTGTTTATAAATGGTGTGTCGTTGAATGAAATTGATTACGATCTGACTCCACCGGCAATTGGCGGTTTCCCCGGAGCGTTGACCGGGCGTTTTGTCATCATTCAAATGGCTGCAAATAATCTTGGCGTTCCAGCATCAAACATTACCAACACAGTAGCTTATTCCACAAGCGGGGCGCTGTCGTATGTGTTCCCAAATAACCCATTGTCGATGCAACTGTACGCAAACGGCGCATTGTTTGCAAAGGGCAGTTCTTACGATTACACTGCCACTACTGCGGGATATAACCTGACAAGCGCCATCAACAACAATTTCACCCTGCTGAATCAGCAGACCTTTGCCCGAGATGGTGCAGCGTAAGGACAACCCATGACCCAAGCATATAACCTTTCCCAGCTTGCCAACAACCTAAACACATCAGGCCAGCTTGATGCTACGGACGGTTTGGTAAACGCTGTTCCAATTGCCAACGGTGGCACAGGCGCATCGAATCAAGCAACGGCAAGATCAAATCTTGATGTGCCATCTACATTGGGCGGTGGTGCTACAGGGAATTGGCCGATTAAATCAAATGGAATTCAAACAACGAATTTCACCGTTGAAGAATCAGGCGGCAAATTGATTTTTAAATACGGCGCAACAACTATTGCCTCCATGACATCAGCGGGTATTTTCACAACGCTAAGCGATGTTGCTGGCGGCGGCACACCATAAGGATCAATCATGGTAACTAAAGTAAGAGCCAACGATATTTTGTTCAATGATGGCACAACACAAAGCACGGCAGCAAGTGGGGCCATCCCTAACCAGCAAATTTTTACAACATCTGGCACATTTACGGTTCCATCCGGCGTAACTAAACTTCAAGTTTTTGTTTGGGGGGGCGGCGCTGGTGGCTCTGCTTTTGGTTATGGCGTTGATAGTGCTGGGGGTCAAGGCGGGTATTGTCAAGCAATTATTTCCGGCTTAACGCCGGGCGCTACTATTGTAGTGACGGTAGGCAATGGAGGTACAGGAGCAACCGCCCCTAATAATGGTACATCAGGGGGGACATCCTCTTTTGGCTCTTATGTAACAGCCACTGGAGGTAGCATTTCAGGTGTTACTGGAGTAGGCTCTGTTTCTGGGGCAACTTTGGTAACAAGAAGTATTGGCGGTTTTAGCACCTATGATTATCGAGGATTGGGCGGAGGCGCAACTGGTAACAGCGCATGGGGCGGAGGCGGAGGCTTTAGCGGCGGAGGCGGAGGCGGCGCTAATGCACAAATTGGCGCTCCTGGTGGTGCCGGAGGCCTTGCTTTAGGCGCAGGTAGTAACGGCTCAAATGGTGGAAATGGTGTAAGCGATTCCACCGGGTCTGCCGGAGGCGCTGGCGGCGGCGCTACAGGCGGCGCTGGTGGATCAGGAACGCCGCCGTTATATTATGCTGGAGGCGGTGGCGGCGGCGGCGGAGGTGGGGTTATAGTTCAATGGTAAAAATTG